AGAAGATGGAAAAGGTGGTGCTATCCTTGAAGCTTTGATGGGTGGCGAAGGCATGGAAGTCGAAACCGAAGTCTATGACCACAATGCTAATCTGGCAGAGGTTCTAGATGATGGCATCTTGGGTGAGATGTCCAGTGACCTTAGAGGATTGTACGAAGAAGACAGTGACACAAGAGCAGAGTGGGAAGAAGGATATGTCAAGGGTCTTGATTTACTGGGTGTAAAGTATGAAGAGAGAACACAGCCATTTGCTGGTGCATCTGGTGTAACACATCCGTTAATTGCAGAATCAGTAACCCAGTTCCAGGCACAATGCTACAAGGAACTTTTACCAGCAGGTGGTCCAGTAAAAACACAGATTATAGGACTGAAAGACCAGGCACGAGAGGAACAGGCATCTCGTGTCAAGGACTTTATGAACTACCAGATTACAGAGGTAATGGAGGAGTTTGATACTGACACAGATCAGATGCTTTTTTATCTGCCGTTGTCTGGTTCTACATTTAAGAAAGTTTATTATGATCCGTTAAAGCAACGTGCGGTTGCCATGTTCATACCAGCTGAAGACATGGTTATACCTTATTCTGCCACGGACATTGCAACTTCAAGCCGTGTGACACATGTACTGCGAATGGATGAAAACCAAGTTCGTAAGATGCAGGTTGCAGGTGAATATAGAGATATTGAGTTATCATCTTCTTATGATGATTCGGATGGTTCTGTTAAGGAGAAAGTCAGAGAGCTTGACGGAACAGATAAATCACATATGGATGATGTTTATACAATCCTTGAGATGCATATTGATTTAGACATCGAAGGATTTGAGGACAGAGATCCGATGGGTGAACCAACGGGTATAAAATTACCATACATTGTGACTCTCGACAAAGGTAGTGGTGAGATTCTGTCCATACGAAGAAACTTCATGGCTGACGATCCCCTCAAAAGAAAACGTCAGTATTTTGTGCATTATAAGTTTCTTCCAGGTCTAGGGTTTTACGGATTCGGTTTGATACATATGATTGGTGGCTTGGGTCGAGCCGCAACCAGTATCTTACGGCAGTTAATCGATTCTGGAACTCTAGCCAACCTACCTGCTGGTTTTAAGGCAAGAGGATTAAGAATACGAAATGATGATGAACCTCTCAACCCAGGCGAGTTCAGGGATATTGACGCACCTGGTGGTGATATCAGAAATTCAATTATACCTTTGCCATTCAAAGAACCATCTGGAACACTAGCACAGCTTTTGGGGTCTTTGATTGATGCTGGTCGGAGATTTGTTTCTATTGCAGATCAGCAGGTAGGACAAAACATGGGCAAAGAGATGCCCGTAGGTACAACAGTTGCACTGCTTGAACGTGGCATGAAAGTTATGTCGGCAATCCATAAACGATTGCACTATGCACAGAAACAGGAGTTTCGTTTACTTGCATCGATACTGGCAGAAAACTTACCGCCAGAATATCCGTATGATGTTAGTGGTGGAAACAGACAAATTAAACAGACAGATTTTGATGGACGTATTGATATTGTACCAGTATCAGACCCAAACATATTCTCGATGGCACAAAGGGTAACTTTGGCACAGACACAGTTACAGTTAGCACAGTCAAATCCACAAGTTCACAATTTGTATCAAGCATATCGTAGAATGTATCTTGCTTTGGAGGTGCAGAATATAGATGAGGTTCTCCCTCCTCCACCACAGCCTCAGCCGTTGGATCCCGCAATTGAAAACGCAAGGGCGTTGATGGGCGAATTATTACAGGCATTTCCAGAGCAAGACCATGACTCACATGTCAGTATGCATGTTTCTTTTATGAAACTGCCAGTTGTCCAAACTTCGCCACAAATATATGGTGTATTTATATCACATGTTATGGAACATATTTCATTGAAGGCAAGGGCAATGGCACAACAGGAACTACAACAAATGCAAATGCAGGGTATGCCTATCGATCAAGCATCTATGGATGTTAAGATATCTCAAATAGAACTTGAGTTAACAAATGCAATGTTACCGAACTTAATGCCACCGCCACCAGGTCCAGATCCACTTGTTCAGATTAGACAGCAGGAACTTGCCATTAAACAACAGCAAGAACAGAACAAGACACAAACTGATACAGCAAGGCTTGATATTGAAAGACAAAGATTACAGCAACAAGCTGTAACGGATTCAGCAAGACTTGAACTGCAAGAGGATATTGCCGAGGAAAGGAATCAAGTAAATCGAGAGCGTATTGCTGCTCAATCTGCTAAAGGACAATGATAGATCCGATTACACTAGGTGCAGCAGTTAGCACCGCTACGACTTGTTATAAAACTTTCGTATCTATGGTGCAATCGGGTAAAGAACTTGAAGACTGTACAGCTACCTTGGGTAAATGGATGGGTGCTGTATCAGATATTGATAACATTCACAAGAACTCAAATAACCCATCAACATTTGATAAATTATTCAATGGCAGTATTCAAGAAGTTGCTATGGAAAGTTTTGCAGCAAAGAAAAAAATAAAAAAACAACGAGAAGAGTTGAAGAACTGGTTGATAGGACATTATGGATTACAAGCATGGGAAGAACTTCTTCGTGAAGAAGGACGGATACGCAAGGCTAGACAGGAAGCAATTTATGCTAAAGCAGAGCAACAACGTATGATAAGAGATTATTCAATTATGGGTGTTGCTGTTTTCATAGGTTTGGCCGCAGTTGGATGGATGGTTTGGCTTGTCAGTGTTCAAGCTACTTCGAGATGATTATGCTTTATAATATAATTTATTATTTTTTAATATTCTTTTGTTTTGCTTCTATTCTGGCAATAGTTGTGTTTGCCAGAGAAAAGGATATAACAACTTGCAGATTAGCAAGTCAAATATTACAAGACAAAACAAGAGTTTGTGTTTATGTTGGAGCAAACTATACGCAATGGAATGAATATGTACCGATTGGTGCTGGAGAATGTCCAAGAGAGATTCAATGCAAATATCGACCAAATGAAAAACCATTTACGTTAAAAAATGTAATAAAAAGTATAAAGGATAGTTTTAAATGAGCAAGAAATTACAAAAAGGCAGTAAATACGAACAGTTTGATTTAGATGGTGATGGTGTTGTTACAGACAAAGAATTAGCACGATCTGAACATATGATACGTCTTGAGAACTCTGATAAGATGCAAGACCAACAGCGTATGCTTTGTTGGGTATCGTCTATATCATCAATCATACTAATAGTGTTGGTTATGTCACCAGTGATACCAGATACACGAGTTGAGATGGTTACGGCTTTACTTTCGACATATGTTGTGGCAAATTTAGGTATCGTTGCTACTTTTATGGGTACGACAGCTTTTACAAGGTCGAAAGAAAATGGTAAATGACATGGCTACTCGTAGTTTTTCTGTCTGGAACAGTTCAAGAAAGTGTCTACTACAGTGATTTGGACTCGTGCCTTAGAATTGCAGCGAAAATTAGAGCACAAAACCTCGATCCGTCACTCGCAGGAGACAGTAAAATCTGGGTCAAGGCTTATTGCGTACCTAAAACAGTACCTAAAGAGAAAGGACAATGAAGACCCAAAATATTTGCAGGGTAAAAATAAATGATGGAACAAACAGTCAGTGATGTAGAAAATTTTACCAAAAATGTCACTTTTGGTGGTGGAGGTAGCGATTTAGAGGCTGGAATACAGTTTATTTACGATATGAGAGAACATTTAGTGGATATTGGCATCGCAACAGTGTATGGTTTAGCTGTATATGCCATTTTTTTGTGGATAACTAAGAAAATAAAGGGGTAATTATGCCAAAAGACGCTTGTTATTATAAAGTTAAGTCACGTTATAAGGTTTTTCCAAGTGCTTATGCATCAGGAGCCATTGCAAAGTGCCGAAAAGTTGGTGCTGCAAACTATGGAAAGTCAAGTAAAAAGAAAACTAAGAAAAAAGCCGAAGGTGGTATCATTACACTAAAAAATGGTGGATTTATAGCTAAAGGCTGTGGTGTTGTAGAAGGAAATAGGCGTAAAACGACAAGGATTTTTTGATGGCTGTACGCAAAACAAAAGCTGGTTTAGCGTTAAAGCGTTGGTTTAAGGAGGATTGGAAAGATGTTCGCACGGGGAAGGCCTGTGGGAGACGCAAAGGTGAGAAACGGGGTACTCCATATTGTCGTCCCTCGAAAAGGATTTCGTCTAAAACTCCAAAAACCGCAGGAGAAATGTCCAAATCAGAAAAAGCCAAAAGAATAGCTCAGAAAAAGAGGTTAGGTCAACCAGCTGGTAAGCCAAGAAGAGTTGAAGCAGCTAGGAGAAAGAAACGTGGCACGAAAAAAACGTGATCCTAAAGTTGGAACGGGCAAAAAACCAAAAGGCAGTGGAAGACGTTTATACACGGATGAAAATCCTAAAGACACAGTTAAAATCAAATTCGCAACTCCATCTGACGCAAGAGCGACAGTTGCAAAGGTTAAAAAGATCAATAAACCTTATGCAAGAAAAATTCAAATCTTGACAGTTGGAGAACAAAGAGCGAAAGTGATGGGCAAAACGCAAGTAGCAAGTATTTTTAAAAAAGGTAAAGAGGCTATAAGGAAGCAACGTGGCACGAAAACGGGATAAACAACCACCAAAAACTAAAAAATACTTTCGTTCTACTAAATCTGGTGCTGGTATGACAAAGGCTGGTGTTGCCAGATATAGGCGTGAAAATCCAGGCAGTAAGTTAAAAACTGCTGTTACTGGTAAGGTTAAAAAGGGTAGTAAGGCAGCTAAGAGACGTAAGTCATTTTGTGCAAGAAGTGCAGGACAAATGAAAAAGTTTCCGAAGGCAGCCAAAGATCCGAATAGTCGTTTACGACAAGCAAGGAGAAGATGGAAATGTTAGCAAATATTATAGGGCCTATAAGTTCTCTTGCTGGAACGTGGTTACAAGGGCGTGTTGATAAAGCAAAGGCTGAGACAGAAGTTAAAGTAGCTAGAGCCAAAGCGGAAGCAAAGGTTTACGAGACTGAAGCCACAAGTTCGATGTTAAATGAACAGGCTCTCACAAATCAAATGGGTGAGAGTTGGAAGGACGAATTTTGGTCACTTATCTTTGGAGCCATATTAATATGCTGTTTCTTGCCTTGGACACAGCCATATGTTAAAGAAGGCTTTGTATTCTTAGATCAAAACACACCAAATTGGTTTTCCAACATGTTATATATAATAATAGGAAGCTCATTTGGATACCGCTTTGGTAAGCAAGGTTTGCAGATGATTAATAAAAAGGGTAAATAATGGCTGAAAGAAAACTAAAAAAAGTAATTAAAGGTTTAAAAAAAGCATCTAAGACACATGCTGCACAAGCTAAAACTTTAAAAAGCGTTTTAAAAAAGAGGAGAAAGAAATGAATAAAAAGTTAAAACCAGTTCCAATGGGCAATAAAGGTCTTTCTAAATTACCTACTAAAGTTCGCAATAAAATGGGATTTTTGAAAAAAGGAGGGCCTGTTAATGGATCTCTTAAAAATCTTAGAAAAACAGTTCGCAATAAAATGGGATTTCAATCTGCAAACACCATTTCAGATAAAGATGTTGCAAAAATAAAAGAAGCTTTTGCAAAACCATTTAAAGGTAAAATAGATACAGACAAAGAAAAACTTGTTAGTGAGAATGGTAAAACTATGGTTGTTAAAAAAGCTAAAGGTGGATCAATACAAGTTTCTGGTACTAACTTTTCTGGAGTTTATTAAAAAATACAATATGGATGTTGCAGACTTCGCAAAACATGTGTATAAGATGTTGGAAAGACGGGAGCAAGACATTGCTACCATCTTAACATCTGGTGGTATCCAGGATATGGAGAACTACCGACTTCTTGTAGGCGAGATGCAAGGCTTGAACTACGCAAAGGGAGAAATGAAATCCTTGTTGGAGAAAAATTACGAAGATGGCGAAGACATTATTAGTACCTGACCACATACTTCAAAAGAGAAATAAAGAAAAAGCTTATGTTAAGAAGGAGGAGAGAGTATTAGATCCTACGCTTCTTGATAAATCGTTTAAAGAAAGATTACCTCAACCAACTGGTTGGAGAATTCTTGTTGCACCTTACCAAGGTAAAGAAGTTACTGATAAGGGTGTTATTATACCAGATCAAATACGACAGAGAGAAGCGTTAGCAACAGTTGTTGCATATGTACTAAAAGTTGGACCTTTGGCGTATAAAGATGAAGGTAAGTTTGGAAATCCAGACAATCCTTGGTGCAAGGAAGGAGATTGGATTTGCATAGGTCGATATGCAGGTTCACGTTTTTCATTAGAAGATATGGAAGTTCGTGTCATTAACGATGATGAAGTTATTGCCACATTACTCGATCCAGAAGATATTAAACATATATAAGGGATAAAATATGTCAGAAAAATTAGCTGAAGAAAAAGTTGAAACAACCGAAGAGGAAAAAGATGTTGAAGTTACTTTGGATGAAAATGTTGAATCTGCTAGTGTGGATACAGCAGAAACTGCACCTGATTCTGGACAATCTGAACAGAAAACAGAAGAACCAGATGATAAAGAGCTACAAGATGTCGGTAAAAGGGCACAAGACCGAATCAAAAAGCTCACAACCAAGTACAAAAACGAAGAAAGAGCCAAGCAAGAGGCGGAGAGGAAGGCCCAGG